TCTGTGACCATCCGAACATTCCGAACATTGCAAGAACATTAGGCACCGAAAACAGGTGATGGTCGCCAGATTGGCTACAGAACAATCCGAACATTCCAAACTACTACATTAGAACAACCCGAACATTCCATCCAACTACGTTCGAACAACCCAAAACGTGGAACACAGAACATTAGAACAACCCGAACATTCGAACATTACAAGTCCGAACATTACGAACAGTCCATCCAACTACATTAGAACAATCCGAACATAGTACAAACGAACACTACCCACAATGGTCGTAGCTACGTTACGAACAATACGTTTTGGGGGCCGATTGGGCCGCTCGCCGCTGCTCGGAGAACTGGTTTCGGGGTGTTGGGGTGCTGAAATGGGTGTAGGTTTGTTACGGGCAATGTGGTCCGCACCGCTGCGCGGGGCTGGTTGTGCCCCTCCCCGCTGCTCGGAGAACTGGTCTCGATCCCCTTGCGGGGTTGTGGTGTGGTGTGTGGGATGCGGGGTGTTTTGACTGTGTAGGGACGAAAAAAAGCCCCACCGAAGTGGGGCTTGAAGGGGTCAGGGTATCAACCGACTGCCAATTTCTTGGCGGTCTTGGCGCGGTCGACTGCAGCGCTGATTGCGTCAAACTCTTCGCGCCATTCGAACTTAGGGTCTTCCTTGGTCAGGTCGATCCCTTGCAGGAACAACAGAACCGGACCGAGTAGCGTAAGGTAGCGCTCTTCCAGGGTTGCCTTAGGTTGTTTACCCTTAGGCGCTGCGGTATCGAATCGACGGAGCTGCTCGATCAAGTCGGACATGTAAGCCCGAACCCTGCCAGCGCGGATCTTCACAAAGTCCTTGCGCTCTTCGCTCATCATCTTCCAGTGAATCGACTTGCGATCATCGGAAGCGCGGAGGTCTTCGACCGCAGAAATCTTGAACTCCTGACCGTCGCGCATGTAAACCGCAGCGATGGTGTTGCCAAAACGCGTAACAGTCACAAGGTCTTGAACCTCGTTGCGGGTTTCTTCCACCATGTCCTTGCCAGTCAACATGCCAGCACGGATACCCTTACCGTACAGAAGGTCAGCCAGAACCGCCCATGTGACAGCAGCAGCATCGGTGGCCTTCATGGCGAGGGGCAACACCTGCCGAACCTCAGGATCCTTTGCCAGACCATAACGCCCGTCGATGAAACCCTCGGTGGCCGGAATCCAATTCGAATCGTCATCCGTCGCGGGGGCGGATTGAGCGTTTACCAGAACCTCAGCGGCGGAGGCGATAGCACCCTTGGGTGCGTTGATACGTGGAGCCATGATTGATCCTTTCAATCAACCGACCATGTTGTACCGGGTAACCCGTGTACGTGGCATCGTGGTCAGCGATGCCATGAGACGAACTGTAACGGGTTGACATGTTATGGCAAGGGATGGCAGGGATTGATTGTAGAAACCTACGGGCAATTGACCCACCGGGGTGGCACCCCCCAAAATGACGTTTGGTTCCATCGCGCCGCTAGGTGCTACTATTCCGCGCCCGCGATGCCCACTTTTTACGTTCGGCTTTGTAAGCGCCTACTAACTTTTTATTCCCTAGGGCGCTACCCCACCCCCGTCTATATAGAAACACCCCCCGGTAGGAGTCCCAACCTCCTTGTGTTTTGCAATTTTTGTGGTATGTTCCGCATCACGCTTGGTTCCATACCAAGTTGCGAACATCTATGCCTAGTGCTCCTGAGCTAGTTATTACTCCAGACCTCGGGGTTATCGTTCCCCCTGAGGATATGCCCCACGCGACGTTGCGTGAACGGGCTGCTGCTGCATGTAAGACCATCCATGTGCTTCTGGAGAATGGTTTGGACCCCGAAACCCTGGTGCATGACCCCCAAGACGACGTAGTTGTCGAAAAGCTACTGACTTCGTACGCCAAGGACGAGGAGGCCACCAACAAATCCATGACTCCGGCGAAGTTTTCGGCCATGCGCCCCGCTGCAATCCTGCAGTTGGAGGATGCGTTGCAGGAGTTCAGCCATGTGGTGGTGCGTAATGCGGTCCAGATTCGGACGTTTGTTACTAACAAGCTGCTCCAAGAGGCGTCAAACCCTGATCCCAGGGTGCGTATTCGTGCTTTAGAGCTTCTGGGCAAGATTTCTGACGTTGGTTTGTTCACGGAACGCTCGGAAGTGACGGTTACCCACCGGTCTACGGATGATTTGAAGCAATCGTTGCGTGAAAAGCTCCAGGCGTTGCGGTCCAAGGCCCTGAAAAACGATGTGGAAGACGCAAATGTCATCAATTCCACCCAATTTGCCCCTGTAGATGACGTTCCGCTGGTTGTAGACCTCGATGCGGAGCTTGGGATGGCTCCGGAGGAGCTGAATTGACCGTTGCAGACACGTTCGATGACCTGACAGACGACGATATCGATCTGTTGGTTGCCAACATCGAGCAGTTTGACTCTTCGGAGCAGGAGGAGATCCTGCAGATTGCAGAAGCCTTGTCAGGCAGGCGTCAGGCCCAGCGTTGTCGGGACGATCTGATCGAGTTCTGCAAGCACATCCAGCCGGATTACAAGGTTGGTAAGCACCACCGGATCTTGGCGGACATGCTGATGGCGATTGCCGAGGGTAAGAAGGATCGGGTGTGCGTGAACATCCCGCCTCGGCATGGCAAAAGCCAGCTTGTGTCGATTTATTTCCCAGCGTGGTTCATCGGCAAGTACCCTACCAAGAAGGTGCTGATGGTCTCGCACACGTCAGATCTGGCCGTGGACTTCGGGCGCAAGGTGCGTAACATCATCGATACCGATGCTTATAAGCAGGTGTTTCCTACGGTGTTCCTTGCGCAAGACAGCAAGTCTGCGGGTCGGTGGAATACGAACGTCGGGGGTGAATACTACGCCTGCGGCGTAGGCTCTGCGTTGGCTGGACGGGGTGCCGACCTGCTGCTGGTTGACGACCCACATAACGAACAGGACATCATCAACGGTAACTTTGAGGTGTTCGACAAGGCGTATGAGTGGTTTACGTACGGTGCCCGTACTCGCCTCATGCCGGGTGGGCGCGTTGCCATCATCCAGACCCGCTGGCATTTGAGTGACCTGACGGGTCGGGTGACCAAGGATATGGGGCAGAACCCCGATGCGGACCAGTATGAGGTCGTGGAGTTCCCGGCGTTGTTTGACCGTACGGATGGCACACAGAGTGCGTTGTGGCCCGAGTTCTATGACGTCCCCGCGCTGCTGCGGACCAAGGCGTCCATGCCGTTGTTCCAGTGGAATGCACAGTTCCAGCAGAACCCCACCGCCGAAGAGGCGTCGGTCATCAAGCGGGAGTGGTGGAACACTTGGGAGGGGGAGGACCCGCCCAGGTGCGAATACATCATCATGTCCTTGGACGCGGCAGCGGAATCCCACAACCGTGCTGACTTCACGGCGCTTACTACCTGGGGTGTGTGGTTCAACGAGGAAGAAGATTGCCACAACATCATCCTACTCAACAGTATCAAGAAACGGTTGGAGTTCCCGGAGCTGAAGACGCTTGCGCTTGATGAGTACAAGCATTGGGAGCCAGATTCGTTCATCGTTGAAAAGAAGTCCAGCGGTACGGCGCTGTATCAGGAGATGCGGCGCATGGGGTTGCCCGTGCAGGAATACACCCCGCACAGAGGTTCCGGGGATAAACTTGCCCGACTCAACTCCGTAGCCGATATCGTCAAGTCCAAACTGTGCTGGGTGCCACAGACCCGGTGGGCAGAAGAGGTTGTGGAGGAGATTGCCGGGTTCCCGTTCATGTCGAACGACGACTTGGTGGACTCCACGGTGATGGCGCTGATGCGGTTTCGCCAAGGTGGGTTTGTACGCTTGCCTACGGACGAGCGGGAAGAACAACGGTACTTCAAGAGCAGCCGGCGTACTGCTTACTACTAAGGACAGATCATGGCTACAAACATCGACAGCGCACTCTCCCCGATGGACCCTATGCTCATGACGGACGAGCCCGCCATCGAGATTGAAATCGAGGACCCGGAAGCCGTAAACATCGGAATTGATGGGGTCGAGATTGAATTGACGCCGGAAACCCCTACGGCGGAAGATTTTGACGCAAACCTCGCGGAGTTCATGGACGAGGGGGAGATGCAGTCCCTGGCGTCCGAGATCATTGCCTTGGTGGATGCGGACATCAACTCGCGCAAGGACTGGGCCGAAGCCTATGTCAAGGGGTTGGAAGTTCTGGGCATGAAGTATGAGGAGCGTACCGAGCCGTGGAACGGTGCATGTGGTGCGTATTCCCCGCTGCTGACTGAGGCTGCAGTCAGATTCCAGTCTGAGTTGATCACGGAGACATTCCCGGCTCAAGGACCGGTTAAGACGCAGATCATCGGGGAGGAGACCCAGGAGAAGAAGGAAGCTGCGATACGCGTGCAGGACGACATGAACTTCCGCCTCACAGAAGAGATGGTGGAGTACCGGTCGGAGCACGAGCGGATGCTGTTCAACCTGGGCCTGTCGGGGTCCGCGTTCAAGAAGATCTACTTCGACCCCAGCCTTGAGCGTCCTGCTGCTCCGTTCATTCCCGCAGAGGACATGGTCATCCCGTACGGGGCGTCAAACATCTACAGCGCCGAGCGTGTAACCCACGTGATGCGCAAGACCGAGAACGAGATCAAGAAGCTGCAGGTAGAAGGGTTTTACCGTGATGTAGAGCTTGGGGAGCCTGTGCGGATCTTCACGGATGTGGAGAAGAAGAAGGCCGAGGAGCAGGGCTACAGCCTGACCGACGACGACCGGTATCAGATCCTTGAGGTGCATATTGACTGGAATATGCCCGGGGATGAGGACGAAGACGGTATCGCGCTCCCTTACGTTGTTACCATCGACCGGGGTACATCGACGGTTCTGGCTATCCGCCGTAACTGGGACGAGTCGGATTCTCGCAAGCTCAAGCGCCAGCACTTCTCTCAGTACACCTACGTGCCTGGGTTCGGCCCATATGGTATCGGCCTGATCAATCTGGTTGGTGGCTACGCACGTGCGGGTACGTCGATTCTGCGCCAGTTGGTTGACGCAGGCACCCTGAGCAACCTGCCCGGTGGCTTGAAGAGCCGGGGGTTGCGAATCAAGGGCGACGACACGCCCATCGCCCCGGGCGAGTTCAGGGATGTGGACATCCCCAGCGGGACGGTCAAAGACAACATCATGGCCCTGCCGTACAAGGAGCCGAGTCAGGTTCTGGCGGCGTTGCTGCAGCAGCTTACCGACGATGGGCGGCGTCTGGCGGCTATTGCTGACCTGAAGATCAGTGACATGTCTGCCCAGGCCCCAGTGGGTACGACGCTGGCTATCCTTGAGCGGCAACTCAAGATCATGGGTGCGGTACAGGCCCGGGTGCATGACAGCCTGAAGATGGAGTTCAAGCTCCTGAAGAAGGTTATCCGTGACTTCCTGCCACCGGACTATTCCTACACCCCAGAAGGCGGCGACCGGTCGGTCAAGCAGTCTGACTATGACCAAGTGGAGATCATCCCGGTCAGCGATCCCAACGCGGCCACGATGGCGCAGCGGATCATGCAGTACCAAGCTGCACTGCAACTCGCACAAGGGGCTCCGCAGATCTACGACATGCCCCAGCTTCATCGACAAATGCTGGAGGTTTTGGGGATCAAGAACGCGGCCAAGCTCGTGCCTATCGAAGACGATCAGACACCAAAAGATCCTATCTCCGAGAACATGGCGTTCTTGACGGGGAAGCCGACCAAGGCGTTCATCTACCAAGACCACGAAGCCCATATTGCGACACACATGGCCCTGATGAAGGACCCCATGATCATGCAGATGCTTGGGCAGAGTCCGATGGCGCAGCAGATGATGGGAGCGATCATGGCCCACATTTCGCAGCACTTGGCGTTCAGCTACAGGGCTCAGGTGGAAGAGCAGTTGGGCGTGCCGTTGACCGCACCCGATGCTGACTTGGATGAGAACACGGAAGTCCAGTTGAGCCGTCTCGTGGCGCAAGCCTCGCAGCAGTTGCTGCAGAGCAACATGCAGAAGGCCCAGGCACAGCAAGCGCAGCAGATGGCCCAGAACCCTGAAGTACAGATGAAGCAGGCCGAGCTGCAGTTGAAGGCCGAGGAGTTGCGGCGCAAGGAGGCTGACAGCCAGCGTGACTTCCAGATCGCTCAGGGCAAGTTGCAGATTGAGCAGGCTCGGTTGGCACTTGATGCCCAGAGAAAGCAGGGGGAGGACCCCCGCCTGAAGGCGGCTATGGCGCAGCAGGACATGCAACACAAAGAGCAGCTTCACCAGCAGAAGGTCAGGCAACAGACCCAAACAAGTCAGATGCGCATGCAGCAGCAAGCGCAGCAGGCTGCACAACGCGCTGCGCAGCCCAAGCCCCAACCCAAACAGTAAGGACGAGTCATGGCTACCACTGCGTTTTCCGTGGTATTGAAAGAAATCGAAGAACGGCGCGATGCACTCGCGCAGGTTCTCATCTCGGGTGCGTCAAAAGATTTCCCCGAGTACAAGTCAATGTGTGGAGAAATCCGGGGTCTTTCTCTAGCGCATTCCTTTATCACCGACCTCGTGCGAACTATGGAGCGAAATGAAGATGAGTGAGCTACTCCTGAGCGATGGCGCAAGCACTACGGTACTTCCGGAGACGGATTCGGATAAAGCACGGCAAGTGCCTGATCCGGCGACTTACCACCTGCTCTGCATGCTGCCAAAGGCCAACGACGAGTACGAAAGCGGGCTTGTCAAAGCCGGTCAGACGATGCACTTTGAAGAGGTGATGAGCCCCGTACTGTTCGTGGCCAAGATGGGGCCTGACGCATTCAAAGACCCTTTGCGTTTCCCCAGCGGGCCATCCTGCAAGGTGGGTGACTTCATCCTCGTGCGCCCAAACACGGGTACACGCCTGAAGATTCACGGCACCGAATGGCGCATCATCAACGACGACAGCGTTGAAGCCGTTGTGCAAGACCCTCGCGGGATTCAACGGGTATAAGGAGTAACTCATGGCTGAATTCAAGTTCCCCGACGAGATTGAAAAAGAAACCGCCGAGACCAGGGTCGAATACGAGGTCGAAGGCGAAGGCGACACCGAGATTGAGGTCGTAGACGATACCCCCGAGGTAGACCGGGGCCGTACTCCGATGAAGGACCCCCCTGCGGAAGTCACGGACGAGGAGTTGTCGCAATACAGTGACAGCGTCAAGAAGCGCATCCAGCACTTCTCCAAGGGATACCACGACGAGCGTCGAGCCAAGGAAACCGCACTGCGGGAGCGTGAAGAAGCCCTCCGCGCTGCAGTAGCGCTGGCTGAAGAGAATAAGCGGCTCAAGGCTACGGAGCGCAAGAAAACCGTCGATGCTGAGCTGGCAGACGCCAAACGCAAGCTCCAGCAAGCGTATGAGACGGGGGATTCTGGACTTCTGATTGCAGCGCAGGATGCGCTTGCCGCAGCAAAAATTGAAGAAGACAAACTGAAAAGCGGGGAAGGTTCTTTACAGCGCGAAGAAAGTGCGGTACAAACCCCTCCGGCAACTCAGTCGCCGCCCCAAGTTGATCAAAAAGCCCGTGCGTGGCAGCAAGCCAATCCGTGGTTTGGAGAAAATGAGGAAATGACGGCGGTTGCGTTGGCAGTACACAAGCAACTTGTGAGTTCGGGGGTAGACACGAACAGTGATGGGTATTACGACGCGATCAACACCCGCATTCGTAATCGTTTTCCAGAAGCGTTTTCCTCTGGAAAGACCCGGAAGTCTGTCGTATCCCCAGCCACGCGTAGCACAGCGCCCAAAAAGATCGTGCTGACGCAATCACAAGTGAGTATCGCCAAGCGGCTCGGACTGACCAATGAACAGTACGCCCGTGCGGTTGCGGAAGAAATGAGGAAACAAAATGGCTGAGAATAGAATTTCACGTGAATTGGACACCCGCGCAAAGGCTGAACGGCCTAAGCAGTGGATGCCTCCCCAACTCCTGCCCGATCCGAACCCGGAAGAAGGGTATGCTTTCCGTTGGATTCGCATCAGCACCCTCGGGAACAACGACCCGATGAACGTCTCCTCAAAACTCCGCGAGGGCTGGGAGCCCGTAAAAGCAAGCGAACATCCTGAGATTCAACTGGGTGGAGGCGGTTCAGGTCGCTTCCCCGACAGTATTGAAGTCGGTGGTCTGCTGCTTTGCAAAACCCCAAAGGAGTTCACTGAACAGCGTAATGCCTACTACCAGCGTCAAGCTGAAGGGCAGATGCAGTCGGTGGACAACAACTTCATGCGCGAGAGTGATGCTCGTATGCCGCTGTTCAAGGAACGGCGCAGCGAAGTGTCTTTCGGACGCGGTTCCTAATCTAAGGAGTCTTAAATGGCTTATCCGACGATTGAAGCTCCCTACGGGTTCAAACCCGTAAATCTAATCGGGGGGCAAGTTTTCTCGGGGTCCACCCGGAATTACCCCATCGCCTACAACTACAACACGAACATCTTCTACGGGGATTTCGTGCAGTTGACCAGTGGGTATGTGACCCTCCTGGCAAACACCATTGCTGGTAATGCGGCAGTTGGCGTTTTCCTGGGCTGCTACTACACCAACCCGTCCACCAAGCAGCGCCTGTTCTCGCAGTTCTACCCTGCGAACACCCTGGCTGGCGACATCACCGCAATCATCTGCGACGACCCGGACACGGTCTTCAAAGCTGCTGTTGTGACCGCTGCCGGTACGGCGACGATTGCCTCTGCCTCGTCTATCCTTGTGGGTCAGAACATGGCTGGTAACACCAGCACGGGTTCCGCCTCTACGGGTAACTCGGCGGGTGGTGTTGTGACTGCCACTACCTCCACGGGCAACTTCCGCGTTTTGGGTCTGGTGCCTGATACGCAGATCGTTACTGGTGCCACTGTCGTTGCTGGCGGTACTGGTACATCGGTGACTGTGTCTGGTCTGACGGTTGGTCAGGTTATCCCCACCGGGACGGATCTTTTCAACGTGGTCAATGGTCAGCTTCAGTTCAGTGGCGCAACGGTCAACGGCGCAGTCACTGTGGCGTCCGCGACCAGTCAGGCGCTTACTGTGACCACTATCGGCACGACTCTTGCCGGTACGGTCGCCCTGGTGCAATCGCAGGAAGTGTTCGTCAAGATCACCTTCGGCGCTCATCGCTACTACGTTGCTTAAGGAGTAACTCAAAATGGCAATTTCACGTGCCCAACTACTGAAGGAACTCCTGCCCGGCCTGAACGCTCTGTTCGGCATGGAGTACAAGCGCTACGGCGAAGAGCACAAGGAGATCTACGAGACCGAGTCCTCAGAGCGCTCGTTCGAAGAGGAAACTAAGCTCGCCGGTTTCTCCGCAGCCCCGGTGAAGAACGAAGGTTCGGCCATCCAGTACGACAACGCACAGGAAGCCTGGACCGCTCGTTACAACCACGAGACCATCGCTATGGGCTTCTCCATCACCGAAGAGGCGATGGAAGACAACCTGTACGACAGTCTGTCCGCTCGGTACACCAAGTCACTGGCTCGCGCCATGTCTTACACCAAGCAGGTCAAGGCTGCAGCAGTCCTGAACAACGGTTTTTCCAGCTCCGTGGTCTACGGTGATGGCGTCTCCCTGTTCTCGACGGCTCACCCGATTGTCTCTGGTGGCACCAACAGCAACCGTCCCGCGACGGCTGCAGACCTGAACGAAACGTCCCTCGAAGCGGCTGTGATCCAGATCGCTGGTTGGACGGACGAAAAAGGCCTGCTGATTGCTGCCAAGCCCCGCAAGCTGATCGTGCCTCCTGCTCTGCAGTTCGTTGCTACCCGTCTGTTGGAAACCAGCCTGCGCGTTGGCACCACCGACAACGACATCAACGCCCTGAAGAACAACGGCTCGATCCCGGAAGGCTACACCATCAACCACTTCTTGACCGATACGAACGCGTGGTTCCTCCGCACCGATGTTCCTAACGGCATGAAGCACTTTGTGCGTGTGCCCCTGGCAACTTCGATGGATTCGGACTTCGACACCGGGAACAACCGCTACAAGGCCCGTGAACGATATTCGTTCGGCGTTTCGGACCCCCTGGGCGTGTTCGGTAGCCCTGGCGCTTAAGGGTTTACCCTTAGCAGAGGCCCCTTCGGGGGCCTTTTTCTTTTGCGCTTCGCTACGCGCAAACCGGCCCGGTACTACCTAAACCAAGCCACCAAATCACTTGTTGACAGGCTTTTTGGCATCGGTTAGAATGTGATCCATGTTCACCGAGGAGCCGAGATGCGCAACATGACTGCCCGAGCCGAAGCGGTAGCCAAGGGCGAAAAGCATTACTTCACCGGGACACCGTGTAAACAAGGGCACCTTGCCCCCCGTGCCACAAAAACGGGCACCTGTACGGAGTGCACAAAGGCCGCACAGCAGGCGTGGTTAGCGGCGCGTCCTGAAAAGGGGCTGCAGTACGCCGCTGCATACCGAGAGAGAAACAGGGAACAGGTCCGAGAGAAAGACCGACTTGCTCAAGCGCAACGCCGTGCAGATATGCCTGAAGCGCATAAACAGTACCGCCTGGAGCACTATCGCAAAAAAGTCGCTGCAGAAGGGCGTGAGGTACGCGCCGCTAATCGCTTGCCGGTTACTGAGCTTGTTGTGCGTTTACAAGAGGTACATGCAGGGAAATTGCAGTACGTAAGCGGGTATCAGTCGATGACCGATAACGCGGTCTTCTTGTGTACTATCCACAATAAAGAAACGCTTGCGCATCCACACAACGTGCTTCGCGGGGCCATACCGTGCCCTGCGTGTAACCACATGCGTTCGGACAATGAGAATCGTATTGCTGCGTTTCTTTCGCGGTTTTCTACTGTTCAACAACGTAACCGCGAACTGCTTCGCCCGCGTGAGTTGGATGCGTTCCTTCCAGAGGTGCGACTTGCTATTGAATACTGCGGGGACTATTGGCACAGCCATGGGGATCAGGAATCTGAACGCAAAAACAAGAATCGCCACTACGACAAGTACACGGCGTGTAAAGCTCTTGGCATCCGCCTTCTAACAGTCTACGAATCTGAATGGCTAACCCGAGAACACGCGCTCAAACGCCTGATGCGTAATGCCGTGGGTAAGGGGAGGGGCAAGCTCATGGCCCGCAAGTGTGCGTTGAAGAAGACGGAGCTTTCCGAGGCACGAGCGTTTTACGAACGGTATCACCCCCAAGGCGGAGACGGGAGCGGGGAGCACTATGGTCTGTACTGGGGCGATAAGCTGGTCGCGTGTATGCGGTTTACGTTTGGTGCCAATGACAGAGGGGACGCAAGGACGAGGGTTTGGACACTGACCCGCTACGCTACGCGTGTAACAGTTGCAGGCGGTGCTTCGCGTCTGTTCAAGGCGTTCATCGATGAACAGCAGCCGACAGAGGTCAAATCTTTCTCAGACAACCGCTACTTTGACGGGGGTATGTACGCGCAACTGGGCTTTGCGCTTGAGGAAGAAACGGGGCCTGATTACCAAGTGTGGAGCCCCAAAATTGGCCTTCGCCCCAAGGCGCACTACCAACGCCGCAACATCCCCAAACGACTGCTGGAGCATGGGATGACCGAAAACTTTGACCCTGAGACAGACGCGCGATCTGAATCCGAGATGACATTCTTGATGGGGTGCCGGAGGCTGTATGACTGTGGCAAGAAGAGGTGGGTCTGGAGGGCTTGACTCCCCCACCCCGCTATGCTACCCTGCTACAAACCTAGACCTTCACGCTTGCCGACCGACTAGGCGGACTTCTCCTCAGAGACGGCAAGAGCAGATTGAGGACAAATCATGAGCTTCGCTACCTTCTCTGGCCCGGTTCGCGTGGGCACAAACCGTTACAACCCTGGCCGCAACACCGGCTTGGTCACCTTGGCTCAGTCGTATGACTCGGGCACTGTGTCTGCCGCTACGGGCAACGTGGATGTGACGGCGTTCGTCATCCCGCAGGGCTCGCAAATTTACGACATCGTGGTGGATCAGGTTCAAGTCCCCACGGCCACCTCCACGTTTACGATTTCTGTGGGTACCACCTCTGGTGGTGCGGAGTTGATGGCGGGTGTTGCCACGACTGCTGGCGGGCGTTTCCGGGGCACAACCACCACTGCTACGCAGTTGGCATGGCAGACCTCCACCACGGGTGATACGACGATCTATATCCGCAACGCCATCGGTACTCTGGCAACCACGCAGGGTCGGTTCATCGTGACGGTGACTTACATCCAGCGTGCTCCGGACGGCGCTCAGAACCCGACCACGTTCCAGAACTGATGAACCCAGCCCCGCTTCGGCGGGGTAGTCTTTTGGGGGCCGCATGGCAAAAACCAATTACTCTCCGACGTTTCCCATGTACCCTGGGGACGCGGCTGCTGTGACCACGAGCGACACCGTTAACTTCTCTACCCCCAGCGTGATCTACGTGGGCGGTGCGGGGAACGTGCGTGTGTTGACTGCTCAGGGCAGTGATGTGACGTTCACCAGTGTGCTGGGTGGCAGTGTTCTCCCGGTGCAGGTGATCAAGGTGTTCGCAACGAACACGACCGCTACGTCGATGACCAGGGTGTTCTGATGTCGTTTGGCTTCGGGTTTGGGTTTCCGCGCAGGTTGACCTCTGGCGGTGGGCTGAGCCCATCGCTGTACCTTGATTTCGTAGGTACGGGACTCCTGCCTTCCACGGTCACCTTCTCCCGAGGCACCAACGCCACGCTGACGGACAGTAACGGACGGGTGGCCTATGCGCCGCACAACCTGCTGACGAACTCGGAGGACTTTGAGGCTGCGGCTTGGATTAAAGTCGGGGCTACAGTAACCGCAAATGCTACGGTGGCACCAGATGGAGCAACTACGGCAGACAAACTCGTAGAAGACACATCAACGGGCGTGCATGTAACTGCCCAAAACGCTAGTTTAACTTCTGGCGTTTCTTATACTTTTTCTGCTTACGTTAAAGCCGCAGAACGTACAAGACTTTGGTTTGAGCGTTCAAACGCTACGCTGACTGCTTTTACTGCTAATGTAGACTTTAGTACCGGGGAAGTTGTATCCTCAACGGGTTCTGTCACTGTTTCAGTTACGCCCGCCGGTAATGGCTTTTACCGAGTCTCTCTAACCGTTTTGGCGGCATCGACCGCCTCTGGCGGAGTGCAAGTGGGTTTGGTTTCAACCGGGAGCACAATAAACTACATCGGCAACGGAACCAGCGGTCTCTTCCTCTGGGGAGCCCAACTCAACATCGCCAACGCTCCGGTCAATCTGCTGACATGGAGTGAGGATTTCACGAATGCGGCTTGGACGCCATCCGCCGCAACGGTGGCGGCAAATTCCGTAGTAGCTCCAGACGGCACAACTACTGCGGATACGTTAACTTCTGATGGACTATCAAACCAACACATTGTTTCTGCTTCACCTACGTTAGCTGCCACCACCACGTATGCGTTCAGTGTCTATGCAAAAGCAGGGGCTACCAACTTTTTGCAGATCACCACAAACTTGACGGCAGGGAGCGCAAACCATTACGCAAACTTCAATTTGCAAACTGGTGTTGTGTCGGCTGTTGGTAGTTCCGCAACGGCAACAATCACTAGCGTAGGCAACGGCTGGTATCGCTGTGTAGCAGTGATGACTACGGTGCTTACAAGCTCAAGTGCCACGTTTATTGTGGTTCCTGTGGATTCAGGTACGGCTACAAGAAACCCGACATTTGCGGCAGTCACTTCTGTTTACATCTGGGGCGCTCAACTCAACACCGGCTCTGTAGCCCTGCCCTACGTAGCCACGACGAGCAGCATTTACCTGCCCCCGGCGTACAACCCCACCACGCCCAAGAACCTGCTTGGCTTCACTCAGGAGCCTGAGAACGCAGCGTGGACCAAGAGCAACTCGTATGTGCAGCAGAACTTGCTGACATGGAGTCAGGATTTTGATAATGCGGCTTGGGTGAAGACCATTGACGGTGGGATAACGGTTAGCGCAAATACGATTGTTGCGCCTGATGGCACTTTAACGGCAGACAAATTTATTCCAAACGCTGTTGCTGGGTTTCACGCGGCGCAGCAGACATATGTTTTTCCGAACTTAGCGCACTCGTTTAGTTTCTACGCAAAAGCTGGCGAATACAGTGCAGTGCAGATTTTCGATGGCCTCACGACAGACTTTGTTAATTTCAATCTCTTGACGGAGCAGGTAGGTTCTTCATTGGGTTATACGGGCGCGATTACATCTGTGGGCAACGGGTGGTATCGCTGCACAGGGACAAAGACATTTGCCGCAGGTTCTACGGCCATTCGGATTGGGGTAGTCACTAGCTCGACGGCGGTGCGCGGAGAGAGTTTTACAGGCAACGGCACAGACGGTCTGTTCATCTGGGGCGCTCAACTCGTCCAAGGCAGCACCGCAGGAGACTACACGCAGACCACCAGTGCAGCGGCACCGACGCGGTATGTGAACTGGGACGGTACGCTGACGGGTAGGAAGCTGGTTGAGGATACGGCGACCAGCACACAACATGAGATTCGCACCCCGACTTTCACGCCTACCGCGAACACGCCTTACACGCTCTCGGTCTACGCCAAACAAGGCGAAAAAAGGTATGTGCGTGTTGGCTTTCCCGGCGCTTGGGGCGGCAGTTCAGGCTACGTTATTTTTGACCTTGAGACAGGGGCACAGACCTATTCCAGCAATGGTGGGTTGATCTTTTCAATCGAAAGTGTCGGCAATGGCTGGTATCGCTGCCGTGTGGGCAACACTGTGACGATTGTTACGTCTTCTACGGCTTATATTGGCATTAACGACAACGCAACCACAGGCACCAGCTACACCGGCGACGGCACCAGTGGCATCTACGTCAGTGACTTCCAGCTTTCCAACTCTGCCAGCGTAGACCCTTACGTTTACAACCCACAGGCAGCGGCGGCGAGTACGGCGTACTACGGCCCGAGGTTCGACTATGACCCGACCGGGCTTCCGGTGTTGGGGAGTGAGCTTATTACCTCATCTTGGTCGGTGTCGGGCACAGGCGTGAGTCAAAGCGGTGGAGTAGTAACTTTTTCTGCATCTCCTGCTACAGATGCGGCAGCTAATACAGGAACTGTAGTTGTCGGTGTCGGGTATATCGCTGAGTTTACTGTATCGGGGTATTCAGGGGCTGGCGGAGTAAGTTTTACAAATGCCGGTAACTCAATCGGACTTGTAGCAACCGGAAACGGTGTGTACCGACAGTTGGTCTACGCAACTGGAACTGGGGCTATTGGTGTTCGTGCTCGTCTTTCAACAACGACTGCGGTTGTCTCCAACATCTCCGTCAAAGAAGTCACCGGTTACACCGCCACTGCAAAGGGCTTGCTGATTGAGGAGCAGCGGACGAACTTGGTGACGTATAGCGAAGATTTCAGTAATGCGGCTTGGATTAATACCTCTGCATCATTCAATACCAATTCCGCGATTGCACCAGACGGGGCAACAACTGCGGACAAAATTATCATTGCAAATGGGGTTCAACTTGGAGCATTAACGGGCGCGGGGGTGCGTCAACAACCTTCAAAAGCCGCAACTTCAATAACGTACACCGAAAGTGTCTTTGCCAAAGCCGCCGAGTTCAACAGCGTCATGCTGTTCATGGCAAACGGGGCCGGAAGTAATGGCGGAAGATGCACGTTTAACCTTGCTACAGGCACCTATAGTTCACTTACAACATTTGGGAGCGGTTTTTCTGGAGCAACGGCATCAATTGAGTCTGTTGGCAACGGTTGGTATCGCTGCATTTTTATTGTTACATCTGACACTGATACTTCGATTAGGTCCGGCATATTGCCTGTAGACACGGTAGCAACAACTGGCAACGGCACTTCTGGCATCTTCATCTGGGGCGCTCAACTAGAAGCCGGCTCCTTCGCCACCAGCTACATCCCCACTGTAGCCTCTCAGGTCACGCGAAACGCTGACTCGGCAAGCATGCTGGGGGACAACTTCTACGCTTGGTATAACCCGAATCAGGGGACGTTGAGTGCTGAGGCGACTGCATATGCAGGAACCACTACAAACAGGTATTACGAATTGAGTGATGGAACGTCGGCAAACGTAATCCAAAGTTTCGCTGGACCATCTACTATTTACACAGAATGGGTGTACGTTGGGGGTGTTCCTCAAGCCCAACTTTCATCTAGTGGCTCTCCAACGTCTTTGACAAAGATTGCAGCGGCATACAAGCAAAATGATTTTGCTGCATCACTAAATGGAGCGACACCAGCCACTGATACATCTGGAGCAATACCTCCAGTTAACAAACTAAACATTGGTAGTGCTTTCAATGGTTCTAGCAATTTAAACGGCACCATCCGCCGCATCGGCTACTACAACACCCGTCTTCCTAACTCAACCCTACAGGCATTGACGACCACATGACAGACTACATGCTGCGCTTTGCTGATGAGGCTGAGGCCACGGCCATCCTCTACACCTCCACCGAGGACGACGAGGGTCAGGTCACTCTCACGCCCAACTACTACGCCATCGACACGCTGGGAACCTTGTACGAGCGCCCGCCTGAGCCGCTGCCTGAGCCGTATGACCCCGTGCCGCTGGACGGCTGGTATGTGAACGTGCGGACCCCTGAAGCGCCTGAGTTGGACGCATACATCGTGGACCCCGGCCCTGCAGTGCCGAGAAGGGTGTGGTGCTGAAATGGCTAAGTCTCCCGCTTGGACCCGCAAGGAGGGGCAGAACCCCAAGGGCGGTCTAAACGCCAAGGGGCGGGCATCTGCCAAAGCCCAGGGTATGAATCTGAAGCCTCCTCAGCCCGAGGGCGGTCCTCGCAAGAAGTCGTTCTGCGCCCGTTCTGCGGGGCAGATGAAGATGTGGCCGGAAGCGGCCAAAGATCCTGATAGCCGCCTGAGGAAAGCGCGGCGTGCATGGAAGTGCTGACTCATGGAAGCGACAATACTCTGGAACCTCGTCCTGACCATCCTGATTGGTGCAGTGGCGTTCTTCATGTCGGCCAAGTTCAAGGAGCTTGATAGGTTGTCCATCCTGCTCAACCGCACGAGGGAAGAGATTGCTCGTGATCACATCACTCGGTCCGAGTTCCGGGCTGATATGAAAGAGTTGCTGGAGCGCTTTGACAGGATCGAAGCCAAGCTGGATACTCTGCGGAGTAAGCAAAGTGCCGGTTCAATCTGAGAAGCAGCGCCGGTTCATGTATGCGTCTCTCGCTGGCAAGACGGATGTCCCGCCGAGCGTAGCGAAGAAGTTTGTCGGGCCTAAAGCCCATGCCGAAGGAGGCGAAATGAAGATGTCCCCAGCCAAGAAGGCAATGGAAATGCGCCACGCTGCCGCCCTGAAGAAGGCCGGTAAGCCCAAGATGGCTGCTGAAGAAATGAAGGAAGCCAAGGGTAAGGGCTACGCCAAGGGCGGTGGCATCGAGTCTCGTGGCAAGACCAAGGGCAAGATGGTCAAAATGATGCGTGGAGGTTCCTGTGGCTGAATACCGTAAAGAGATGGGTCCGCCTCCGGTGGACATCGACCAGTTGTCCGCACTTCCTCCGGCGCAACGCGCTTCTGGGGAAAAGAAGGCAGCGGCTCAGACCAAGAAAGACTACCCGCCCCCGAAGCCTGCCAAGGTTCCGGTAAAGAAGATGGCAGGTGGTGGGTCTGTAACTCGTGGTGACGGCTGTGTAACCAAGGGCCATACCAAAGGACGGGTGATGTGATATGCGCAAGTACCGCAAATTCTCTGAAGGCGGCACGGCTGCCCTAGACGAACTCGCTTCTGGGCGTGAAAAGGGTAGCTTTGACGAAGATACCTACGCTCGGGCGAAAAAGTTTCTAGAGCGTGGGGGAAGTGACGCCCCCAAGGCGGCTGCACCGGCGAAACCAAAGCCCAAAGCATCTGCTCCCGCCCCCGCACCAAAAGCGGCAAGCGCAGAGATCCCCAAGGGTAAGGAAGCCGCCCCCGCGAGCACGGGTGAAGATACTTCTGGCCCCAGCAACATGGACCGCATTTTCATGGGGTTGGGCGCGGGCGCGGGGATTGCAGGCGCAGCAAAACTTGCACGGTTGAGCCGAGCCGAGAAGGCCGCAGAAGCCGCGAAAGAAACTGCGAAGGCCGCAGCGGCTAAATTTTCCTCCCCACAAACGGCGAAGCAGGTCACCACGGAAACTGGGCGTAGGTTCAGCCCCAAGGCCGAGATGGAAGCCGCCGAGTCCACGATGCGTGGAGCAGTTGGGCGTAAACAACTTCAAGCCAAACGCGCAGAAGCGGGTAGGACCGCCAAAGCTCGTGCAGAGACGATGGAGCGTAACAAGCCCGTCCTACAGGCTACCCCCAAGAAGGCTTCCCCTCGTGACCGTACACGGGAGGATCGTGAACCTGACTACGAACTCCGCGCTAAGGGTGGTCGGATTGGCTATGCTTCGGGTGGATCAGTCCGTGGCGGTGGATGCGAATCTCGGGGTAAAACCAAAGGTAGGTTTGTATGATGGCTTCACGGGGTATGGGGGCAATCCGTAAAGGTGTGGTGAAGAAGCGCCGTGATAACACTGACTTCACTGAGTACGCCAAGGGCGGCGAAGTTGGCCTCTACGCCAACATCAATGCCAAGCGCAAACGGATTGCCGCAGGATCGGGCGAAACCATGCGCAAGCCGGGTGCTCCCGGCGCTCCTACTGCCAAAGCGTTCAAGCGTTCCGCAATGACGGCGAAGTGATATGACAACCTCCGGCATCACTACATTCAATCTTGACCTCAACGAAGCGGTTGAGGAAGCCTTTGAGCGCTGTGGTGCAGAGCTTCGCACGGGTTATGACCTGAAGACCGCACGGCGGTCGATGAACCTGCTCTTCACAGACTGGGCCAACCGAGGGATTAACCTCTGGACGGTGGAGCAAGGCTCACAAGTCCTGACACCCGGTACAAATACCTACACGCTGCCTGCCGACACGGTGGATTTGCTTGAGCATGTGATCCGCACGGGCTCCGGTTCTGTTTCAACACAGACCGACCTGACCATCACGCGCATCTCGGTCTCCACCTACTCGTCCATCCCGAACAAGCTGCAACAAGCAAGGCCGATTCAGATCTGGATCAACCGCCAAGGCCCTGCTCCGCAGTTCACTGTGTGGCCCACGCCCGACAACTCGCAGACCTACACGCTCGTCTACTGGCGGTTGCGCAGGATTCAGGATGCTGGGGCCGGTGGTACGTACACGCAGGACATCCCGTTCCGCTTCCTCAACGCACTGGTTGCGGGGCTTGCGTACTACCTGTCCATGAAGATCCCTGGCGCTATGGAGCGCATGCAGGTTCTGAAGCAGCAGTACGATGAAGCCTGGGATCTGGCTTCGACGGAAGATCGTGAGAAGGCAGCTATTCGTCTGGTCCCACGCCAGATGTTCATCTCATGAGCAATCGTTTTGCAAACGGCGCAAAGGCCTTCGGGTTCTGCGATTATTGTAATTTTAGGTTTCCACTGAAGAAACTTAAAAACGAAGTTGTAAAGACAAAGCAGACACAAATAAAGGCGTGTCCTCAATGCTGGTCAATGGATCACCCACAACTTTTGTTGGGGACCTTCCCGGTAAGTGACCCCCAGGCCATCCGCGATCCTCGTCCAGACACAAACACTTGGTACGCCTCGGGCCAAACGGCAACTGGGTCTACCGGCGAGGGCAGCAGAGTAATCCAGTGGGGCTGGGCACCAGTCGGTGGTTCTCAGTCTTTTGATGACGGGCTGACGCCCAATTGGTTGACTTCTCCAGCAGAAGTCGGTACGGTCACGGTGGTCGTGACTTAAGGAGCGATGATGAAAAAAGATGCAATGGCGGCTCTCCGAGCCCACGCCAAGAAGCCCGCCAGTGAAGCTCACGGCAAAGGCTTCAAAAAGGGTGGCCCGACCACCGATGACCGCATGCGCCTGGGCAAGAATATGTCCCGCGCCATGAACCAGAAGACGGGGTGAGCCATGAAGACCAAGAAACTTGCTCCTGCCAAGTCCAGCTATCCTCAAGGCGCTGAGAACCCCCGTGACCTGTGCATGGTGATTGGCAACTCCTCCAAGGAGGTTGCTCCTCCGGCCAAGACCTCCGGCGTGAAGATGCGCGGTGCTGGTGCCGCCACCCGTGGCTTCATGGCCCGTGGGCCAATGGCGTAACATACAAAAAAGTATGCTATGAACTACACCGAGTTGCAGACCGCTGTTCAGGACGCGGTAGAGAACACGTTCTCGTCGGCTGACTTTGCCACAATGACGAAGTTGGCGGAGCAGCGCATCTACAACTCGGTGCAACTCCCCAACCTACGTAAGACTTCAAACCTTACGCTGGTCATCGGCAACCCACTGCTTGTTGTCCCGGCTGACTTCCTTTCAGCTTTTTCTTTGGGCGTGACCGTCGCTGGGGAGTTCAGCTTTCTGCTGAACAAGGATGTGAACTTCATGCGGGAGTCTTTCCCAAGTGTTGCCGTTACTGGAACGCCGAAGTATTACGCTCTGTACGGCACGCAGACGGGAACTCCGAAGGTCCAATCCTTCCTGTTGGGGCCCACGCCCGCCGCTGCGCTGACAGCAGAACTGAACTACTTCTACTACCCAGAGAGCATTGTCACGGCTACTACCACATGGCTTGGCGACAACTTTGACAGCGTACTGTTTAACGCGGTGCTGGTTGAAGTTGCTCGGTGGATGAAGCAGGAGCCTGACGTTGTGGCGGAAGCCAGCAAACAGTACGTCCAGTCTTTGACGTTGTTGAAGAACTTGGGTGACGGCAAGGATCGACAGGATGCGTATCGTTCGGGGCAGGTCCGAACTGAGGTGGTGTAAATGCTTATCCAGTGCGTTACCAACTCATTCCGCTCGGAGATGCTGCAAGGTGTTCATGACCTTGACACTGACATCCTGAAGATGGCGCTCTACACGAGCGTTGCGGATCTGTACCCGACCACCCAGGTTTACACGCTCACCGGGGAAGTTGTAGCCAGCGGATACACCGCAGGTGGTTTGGTTTTGACTGGAGTGACGATCACGACGGGGCCTGCAACGACAACGCAACCTGCTCCCGTTTACGTCACCTTCGACAACCCGGTGTTTAACGCGGCCCTGACGGCCCGTGGGGCGCTGATCTACAACTCCAGCAAGGCAGATCGCTCGGTGGCAATTTTGGACTTTGGCGCGGACAAGACCTCGACCACTACCTTCACGGTGCAGCTACCCGCCGCCACGCCCACCACTGCTCTGCTCCGCTTTCCTTGAGGTAACACATGCCGTCAACCTATACCACCAGCCTGCGCCTGACGCTTCCGGCAACAGGTGAAAACTCCGGCACGTGGGGCAATATCGTCAACACCGGCATTACACAGCTCGTTGACGATGCAGTAGCAGGGACTGCCAACATAACGATTGCGGGTTCCGATTACACCCTGACCAACACAGACGGTGGCACAAACGAAGCGCGAAAGATGTTTATTGTGGCTACCGGCTCCCCCGGTGCGGCCCGTAATGTAATCTGCCCTGCTGTAAGTAAGCTGTATTTCCTGTCTAACAACGTCACGGGCGGGTATGCTTTGACGTTGAAAACGCTGTCTGGTGCAGGGATCTCAGTTCCCAACGGCAAGACGATGGCGTTGTACTGCAATGGGACAAGCGTAGTAGATGCCATCACCAACCTGAGTTCCTTCACTATCGGCGGGTACACGCTGTCCTTGGGGGGTAACGCTACCTTTGCCAATGCGTTTACGACGGTCGGTGCTTTTGGCATCACGTTTACCGCGACCAATACAACGTCTGTTACGCTGCCTACAACCGGCACGTTGGCGACTTTGGCGGGTACAGAAACGCTGACAAACAAGCGGGTGAACCCTCGGGTAGACACGGTTGCAAGCTCGGCTACCATCACTCCCACAGCGGACACTTGTGATGTTTATACCATCACAGCACTAGCGACCAACACAGCAATTGCCGCCCCCTCGGGTACTCCCGTCAACGGACAGAAGCTGATGATTCGGATCAAGGATAACGGGACGTCTCGGACAATTTCTTGGACTATCACTGCTGGCGGCTACCGTGTCATCGGCACCGTGCTGCCTACCACGACTACCATTAACAAAACCATCTATGTTGGGTGCGTATACAACTCAGACGCAGGTTTCTGGGATGTAGTGGGCATCGCCTCGGAGGTCTAAATGGCAGATCGTTACTGGGTCGGCGGCACCGCAAATTGGGACGGCACGGCTGGGACCAAGTGGTCCGCCACTTCTGGTGGTGCTGGTGGTGCATCTGTTCCAACCTCTGCCGATAATGTCTTTTTTGACGCTAGCTCTGGTTCTGGCACGGTAACAATTTCAACAGTCAACGCCAACTGCAATAACCTGAATTTTTCCGGGTTCACCGGCACAATCTTTAGCGTTTCAAACACGCCGGAAATATACATATACGGTAACTTGGTTGTATCCGCTGGCATGACATGGTCCGCCAGCAGCAATCTTGCGTTTGCCGCTACGACTTCTGGTAAGACAATTACCACAAACGGTAAGAGTGTTGGTAATTCCGCACTGATACTTTTTGGTTCTGGTGGGGGTTGGACGCTTCAGGACGCCCTAACCAATACTGCGCCGATACAAGTAGCCAACGGAACCTTCACCACAAACAACTACAACATATCCTGTGGGCAGTTTGCTCCTGTTGGCGGCACTGTAGTATTGGGGTCCTCAACAATAACGTGTAGCTCTTTATATCTATCGGGCGCTACTGTAAACGCGGGTACATCAACCATAACCACTGGGGTTGTACAAATACCCTCGGGGGGGCCATATACGCTGTACAACGTAACAATAAATGGTAGCGTTTTAGCTTTTAACCAATTTACTGTTGCAACCACATTTAATAATCTCTCTATTGTACCGAGCGCGTCGTATATGCAGGTTGAGCTATCTGCAAACATTACGGTAAACGGTACGTTTACCAGCTTTGGCACAGGCGTTCAAGATCGTAACGTCGTTTACAGCAACATTCGAGGTACGCAAAGGGCAATCAACGCAGCCGCTGTTTCCATTCAAGACACGGATTTTCGTGACATAAACGCCAACGGCGCGGCGGTTCCTTGGGCTCTGTCAGGGCAACGTGTAGGAGACCTGGGTAATAACTCGGACATCACATTCCCCGCAGCCGTAACTCGGTATGCGGTGGCTTCAGGTAATTTCTCCAATACTTCTGTATGGTCGGCTACTTCTGGGGGCTCAGTAGGCGCATCAGTACCCCTACCTCAAGACACGGCTGTATTTGATGCCAACACTGGGGCTGGCACATATACATTTAACGTGCCCCGTATTGGCGCTTTGAACGCATCAGCGCTAGGCGCTCGGGTAATCTCTCTTGGGGTGGATATTGAGGTATATAAGAGTTTTACCTTGAGTTCGGCCTTGACGTTTACCAACAACAACAAGATACTATCTTTTTTGGGGGATGGAACTAATACAATAAACACCGCTGGAAAGCAGCTGTACTTCACAATTTTTGCTGGTAACTATAGGCTGAACGCAAATTTGTCCGTTCAAACAGATAGCTACATATACGGCGGGCTGTTTGAAGCTAATAACTACAACCTTACCTCTGGTAGGTTCTCCGTTCAAAACTCCACAACCGGTTACACCTCCTCCCCAAATTTGACCGTTTATATGGGGTCCGGAACGTGGACAGCCACTGGCACTTCTGGGTGGAGTTATACCGCAAGTGGTACTTTTACTCTTTTCCCAGAAACATCCACGATTGAAATTGCGGCTTCGGTTGGGGTGACATATTCCTTTGCCGGTGGTGGGGCTACTTACAATAACTTGTTAATTAGTGGGTCGACGGGCGCGGCTGCAATTTCAATATCGGGTAACAACACCTTTACATCCATCACCAGCACCAAGACTAATGCCTACTTTCTGAGGCTACCTGCCAGCGGTACAACTACGGTCGGTGCGTGGAACGTAAACGGAAGCTCTGGGAACATCATTACAGTTGAAAGCTCGTCTTCTGGCACTCGTGCCAATCTAACAAAGACAGGTGGCGGGTTTAGCGTGTCCAACTTTATTTCGGTCAAGGACATCAACGCCTCCCCCGCGTCCACCTTCTACGCAGTGAACTCCACCAACGCCGGGAACAACGTCAACTGGACGTTCAACTTCCCTACTTCCCAAGGCAATCTTCTGGCGTTTTTTACGTAAGCTGGCAAAACCATAAACCTATGGAAATCCCTAAGCTCACCCCCGTTGTTCAGTTCTGTACCGCTGCGTTCGCATTGGCGGTGGGGGGCTTTACGGCTGGCGACAAGTTTGGGTGGTGGTCAACGGAGAAGCCAATTCTGGAGTGGTCACCGGAGCACTTCAAGATCCAGCCTGCCAAGGTTGGAGCCCCCATAACGGTGCAGGTGGCACGTATCAAGCGGCGCGATGACTGCTCAGTTGAAGGCTTTTTGCCCACGGTGCGTGATGCGTCTGGGGTGATCCACGAAGCCACGCCGAGCATGTCAAAGTTCACTGGCCCCGCAAGCCCCGAGGTGGACACCTTCACCTACCAACTGACAATGTCTCCCAAGGACAAGATCGCGCCTGGGACGGCTACGCTGCTTGCAACGATTACATACAAGTGCCCCGAGGGCCAGCGTACTGTGACGTACCCCAAGCACAAGAACCTGACCTTCTTGCTGGAGAAGTAAATGCTGTCTCTTCTTTCCACCCTCGGTGGCCTGTTGATCTCCGGCTTACCAAAGCTGCTGGACTTCTTCCAGAACCGTGCTGACCAGAAGCATGAACTGGCGCTTGCCCGTGTGCAGACGGAGCGAGAACTGCAACTCGCGGCTCAAGGCTTTGCCGCCCAGGCCCGGATGGAAGAGATCAGGACCGAGCAGGTCCAGATGCAGACCGAAGCCTCCATGACCGAGCGGGCTCTGGAGCATGACGAGAAGGTCTTGGAGAAAGCATCTCGCTGGGTTGCCAACTATGTCGGTACTGTGCGCCCGACAGTGACCTACATCTTCATCCTTGAGCTTGTGGCGATCAACGCAGCGATTGCTTGGTACGCGTTTAACCAGCCTGGGTTGATCAAGGATGTGGACAGCTTGATTCGCGTGACCGCCGTGATCTTCTCTGAAGACGAGATGGCAATGCTGGGTGGAATCATTGGGTTCTGGTTCGGAACCCGTAGCTGGAACAAGAAGTGAAACTCAGCAAGGTCGGCGCTGATCTGATGCACCGATACGAGGGGTATCGGACGAAGCCTTACCTTTGCCCTGCGCACATCTGGACCATCGGCTACGGCCACGTTCTGTACCAAGAACAGATCAGGCTTCCTGTCGCAAGGGTAGGCGATTACACTGGGGTCATCCGCAAGGAGTACCCGCTGCGCCCAGAGGACAACCGGGTCTGGAGCCGAGATGAGATTGAAGAGCTTTTCAGCCAAGATGTCGCATCTTTTGAGCGTGGTGCTCTTCGACTGTCTCCTAATCTGGCTGATCGTCAAGGCGCATTTGACGCTGTGGTCTCTTTTAGTTTCAACGCCGGGTTAGGCAACTACCAGCGAAGCACCATCCGCATGAAGAACAACCGGGGTGACTTTGAAGGTGCAGCCGATGCGTTCATGGCTTGGACCAAGGGCGGCGGCAGAGAGTTGCCTGGGCTCGCCAAGCGCCGCAAAGACGAACGTGCGTTGTTTTTGGGGTAACCATGCCACTCAAGAAGATAGTATTCAAACCGGGCGTAAACCGCGAAAACACGCGCTATACCACTGAAGGTGGTTGGTACGATTGCGACAAGGTACGGTTCCGCCAAGGTACGCCTGAGAAAATTGGTGGGTGGCAGCAATTCTCCACGACTACATACCTTGGGATCTGCAGGGCGCTGTGGCCGTGGTCAACCTTCTCTTACTCTGGATTGCTCGGCGTTGGCACCAACCTAAAGTATTACATCACCTTTGGTGGTGTGTACTACGACATCACACCGATTCGGCGCAGCGTTGTTCTGACAAACCCGTTTTCTACCACAATCAGCTTGCCGACGGTAACCGTTACCGATTCAAACCACGGAGCTTTGACGGGCGACTATGTAACTTTTTCGGGGGCAACAGCGGTTGGTGGGCTGACTATTTCTGGTGAGTACGTCGTAACGGTAATTGACGCCAGCACATACACCATCAACGCTGGAAGCAACGCAAGTTCAACGGTAACCCAACCTCCCGGTGGAGGGGGGACGGTAACAGCGGCGTACCAAGTTACTACCGGTGGGGATATTCAATACCCGCTTTCCGGTTGGGGCACAGGCACTTGGGGTGGCGGCACCTGGGGTTCAGGCAGTCTGAACACTAAGGAGTTCCGAATCTGGAACCACCAGAACTTTGGTGAAGATCTTATCTTTGGGCCTCGCGGTGGGGGTTTGTACTATTGGGACGCAAGCAGCGGTTTGCTTAATAGAGGCGTTGCACTTACTTCGTTGCCTGGAGCTTCTGATGCCCCAGTAATCCAAAATAGCTTGCTCGTCTCCGATGCTTCTCGTTTTGTGCTGGTGTTTGGGTGTAACGACTACGGCACTTCGGCCCAAGATCCTATGCTGATCCGCTGGAGCGATCAGGAAAGTGCGGTTAACTGGACCCCTGCCGCCACCAACCAAGCGGGGTCTTTGCGCTTATCCCACGGCTCAGAGATCGTTGCTGTTGGTCAGGTCAGGCAGGAAATTCTGGTTTGGACCGACACTTCCATGTATTCTTTGCAGTATTTTGGCCCTCCGATTGTTTGGGGTTCCCAACTGCTCTCTGACAACGTGTCTATTTTTAGCGACCGGGCTTGGTCTGTCGCGGCAGGCGTAACCTACTGGATGGGGCAAGAAAAGTTTTATAGCTATGACGGTCGCGTGAGCACGCTTGAGTGCGATATCCGGCAGTACATTTTCAGTGACTTTAACTACGACCAGAACGAGCAGATTTTTTCTTCCACCGTTGAGCAGTTCAACGAAGTCTGGTGGTTCTACTGCTCCGCCAGCAGTACCGAAATCGATAGGTACGTAATCTACAACTACCTTGAAAAAGCGTGGTACTACGGCACGCTGAATCGCACCGCTTGGATCGATGCCAACGTCACCAGTGATTATCCGATAGCCGCAACCGCCAATAAGCTGGTCTATCACGAGTTCGGTGTTGATGACAACACTACTGGAACACCTGTACCCATCAACGCGTACATTACTTCGTCTGAGTTTGACATTGAGGACGGGGATCGCTTTGGTTTCGTTTGGCGCGTACTGCCCGATATCACATTCCGTGGGTCTACCGCTGGCACACCGAGCGCCACGCTTACACTCCTCCCTTTACAAAACTCGGGTTCAGGGTACAACAGTCCTGTGTCCCAAGGTGGTACAAACAACGGCGCGATTTCTCGGGTTGCAACTGTGCCTATTGAACAGTTCACACAGCAAATCAATGTCCGAGTGCGGGGTAGGCAGATGGCGTTGAAAATTGCGTCTGATGCTGTTGGCGTACAGTGGCAGTTAGGGGCACCGCGACTTGACATTAAGCAGGACGGCAGGAAAAGCTGATGAGTATTTGGGTAAGCCTCATCAAGCGGTTTAAGGCTCCCGCGCTACCAAAACCAGGGGTGGAGTATGACCGCACCTACTTTGATGCGCTCGTCAACATTCTGCGGTTGTACTTCAACCAACTAGACAACCTGCTGGAGCAGATCGTGGCAACTACCGGAAGTCCTGTACCTATTTCCATTGGCGGGACCAACACCGATGCGTTTGGGCGTGTACGTGTAAGCCAGCCGTACACGTTGTTTGATTCTCAGAGCCGGTACGAAGCAGATCCCCAGTTCGACACCACTACTACGGGCACTGGGTCAGCCACCTACGCTTCAAACGAAGCTGCGGTAAACATGGCCGTGACTGCGGGCGGTGTGGGTTCCGTAGTCAAGCAGACGTATCGGGTTTTCCCGTACCAGCCGGGTAAGGGTCTACTCGTCCTCTCCACATTTGTGATGGACAGCAGTTTGAATGCGGGACTGACCCAGCGGGTTGGTTACTACAACACCGACAACGGTGTGTTCTTCCAGAAGGTAGACGGGGTCTATTCCTTCGTCCTGCGTTCAAACTCCATCCCCACGCCCGGTACGCCCAGCGATGCGCGGACAGTCAACCAAACTGACTGGAACGGGGATAAGCTCGATGGCACCGGAGACTCAGGGTATACCCTTGACCCGTCCAAGGCACAGATTCTGTGGATGGACTTTGAGTGGCTGGGCGTTGGCTCTGTGCGGTGCGGATTCATCATCGACGGCCAGTACATCGTCTGCCACACGTTTGAGAACGCCAACAACGTAGCCACTGTTTACATGAGCACGGCTACGTTGCCGGTGCGCTACGAGATTGTTTCCTCTGTTGCTGTGGCAGGGACGCTCAAGCAGATCTGCTCCTCGGTTGTTTCTGAGGGCGGGTATGAGCAGTATTCGTTCGGGCATATCGCTCGGCGCACTGCGATCCTTGGCACCATCGGCAGCACATTCCTCCCCATAGTTTCCATCCGCCTGAAGTCCACGCGACTTGGTGCAGTGGTGCTCCCTCAACGGGTTCAAGTGTTGCCAACCACCTCGCAAAACTACGAGGTCGCTCTGGTGAAGAACCCCACGCTGACTGGTGCATCCTGGGTTGCTACGACCTCAAACAACGTCGAGATGGATGTGACCGCTACGGCGGTGACAGGCGGGACGATTGTTCAAACCGACTACGTGACTTCCAGTGGCAGCGGTGGTACAAACCCCCTTGCGGACCCTGCTGGTTATAACTGGGACTTGCAGCTTGGCTCCTCCCTTGCCGGGGTCAGTGACATATACACCATCCAGATCAGAACCGTGTCGGGCGCTACCACGGGTGACGCCGTGGGCTCTCTGACCTTCTGGGACTTAACGGGGTAAGGTAATGGCTCTTGCACTGCCATCAGACTGGGGCACTTACGATGCCACGAAGAAAATCAACTGGTTTAACCAAAACCAAGTTGATACCAACACCTTACTAAGTCAGGGCGTAGACCAAGCATCTATTAACTGGATGCTTAACAATGGATATTTAGGGACTTACGCCCCGGCCCCTACTCCAGCACCGACGTTCACGCTACCCCCTACTGTCGCTCCAACACTTGCACCTACACCTGCTCCGGCCCCAACAATTTTTCGTCCCACGAGCGGATACCAGACGTTGGCGTCTGAAGCGGATTTAGAGACGTACTCTGATCCGTACGAGCAATACGGGCCGTATATCCCGGCTCCAACTGCGGCACCTACACCCGCACCGACATTTACTCTACCCCCTACGGTCGCTCCGACTCCCGCCCCTACCCCTGCACCAACTGCTGCTCCTACCCCCGCACCGACCCTTTTGGTCACTTCCGCGCCGACTACTACCCCCGCGCCGACTCTCCTAGTCACTCGCGCTCCTACGGCTGCTCCTACGGCTGCTCCTACGGCTGCTCCTACGGCTGCTCCTACGGCTGCTCCTACGGCTGCTCCGACCGCTGCTCCTGCAATAGCGGGGCCTACCCCATTACCAACTGGTTTCGTAGGTCCGACACCCACACCGACGTTCACCTTACCCCGCACCGTTGCGCCTACTCCTGCGCCTACTCCTGCGCCTACTCCTGCGCCTACTCCTGCGCCTACTCCTGCGCCTACTCCTGCGCCTACTCCTGCGCCTACTCCTGCGCCTACTCCTGCGCCTACTCCTGCGCCTACTGCCGCATGGTCTTGGGGTACAAATGAATACGACACGAGGACTATTGGTGAGTACACATATCAACCTGTGTATTCACAACCCGCTAGCGCGGAAACAGGCGAAGCACCGGGGGCGGTTGAATACGTATACCGGTACAAAACTGGGCAAACAGGTGCCGGTCAGCCTTATGAGATTATTGATAGGGCCACTGGGCAAGTAACGGGTACAGGTCAGTTCAAAGAAGGTAGTAGAGGATTCTTCGGAGATTTCTTCAGCACGTTAGGCGGGGCGGTAGAGACAATAGCAACGGACTTTGCTCCGTTGATCATGACCGCTATGAGCGCCGGTGCGCTCGGCCCTTTGGCTGGAAGTATCGGCACTGCGCTTGGAGCGACCGGCGCAACGGCCACGGCAATTGGTAATGCAGCAATCAACGCCGCGCTTACTGTTGCACAAGGTGGGAACCTTCAAGATGCGTTGAAAGCCGCCGCTGCAAGTGGATTGAGCCAAGCCGCTGTTAACTCAGTCGCCAATTTTGCTCAGACCACAGGCGCGCAGATTGCAAGTCAGATGGGCGGTACAGCCGGAGATATCGCCGGTAAAGCTGTTCAGGGTGCGATTACAGGCGCTGCGGGAGCACTGCCGAGCGCATTGGCGACTGGGAACTTTGGAAGTGTTCTTACGGCTGCGGCTTCTGGTGCGATCACCACAGGATCTGCGGGGGTACTGCAATCGTCGGGGCTGTCTTCAAAAGACATTGGCGCGGCAATCGGCATCGCCAAGGGTATTCAGTCTGGAGACCTAACCCAAGTTCTGGCTGGGGCTAACAACTTCATCGATAGCCCTGAGCTGGGGCTTGCTACGTCCGCAAGTCGGCTTGCTACTGCTATTAGCTCTGGTAACCAAGCTGCCATAACTTCTGCAATTCAGGGGTTTGGCTCTGAGATAGATAAGTACCAGACCGGTAAAACGGTATCCGCTGCCTATGCCGACCCGTCACGGTCGCAGGATGTTCTGCAGCCAACCCCTGCGCCAACACAACCAACTTATTCAGCTTATACCCCAGGCGCTGCGTATCTTGATCGAAATACCCCCGTAGATCAACTCCCTACTCCTACAACTGACGATGAGTTAAACGCCTACGTCAACCGGCTAATACAAGAAAACGCGCCCACCGAACAGTATGCGGCGCTACCTGCCTTGGCGGTTGGACTTGCTCGGGGGGTTCCGGTAGCGATTGAAGCAGTTGAAACCGCTATGCCCGCCATAGCACGTATGGCGGCAAATGACCCAAGATTCGCGGCGTTGGTAGCCCGGTCGGCTAACCCGTTGATGCAGTACGTGGCTACGGCGTTGGGGTTAACCGCCGCTGCTGTTATCCCCGGGGATGTGGCTGCGCCCGCCCCTGCACCGACCGCACCAGCAGTTACCGTAAGTCCAGAGGTTCAACAAGTAGTCATCACAGGTAAACGGCTTACTCCGTACGGCTATCTCACTGACCAAGAGATGCTAGACATCTACGGTTTTGTGTTCCCTACCGAAGGCGGTGCAGCGGTCCCTAAACCCCAGCCAGACAACCAACCTAACCCAGATACACGACCAAATGTCGTACCTGTAGCCCCTCCCGTGGGGCCTGTAGTTCCTGCGGATCAGCCTGATCCGGCAGTTCGCCCTGCAATAGTCCCGGTGCCCGGAACGCCAATTGAGCCATTAGTTACCCCCTCACCCGCTCCTGGGCCCGCTCCCGCTCCTGGGCCCGCTCCCGCTCCCGCTCCCGCTCCGGGACCTGCTCCGTCGCCGACACCTTTGGTTACTTTTACGTTACCCCCCTCACCCGCTCCTGGGCCCGCTCCCGCTCCTGGGCCCGCTCCCGCTCCCGCTCCCGCTCCGGGACCTGCTCCGTCGCCGACACCTTTGGTTACTTTTACGTTACCCCCCTCACCCGCTCCTGCTCCTGCTCCTGCTCCGGGACCTGCTCCTGCTCCGGGACCTGCTCCGTCGCCGACACCTTTGGTTACTTTTACGTTACCCCCCTCACCCGCTCCTGCTCCTGCTCCTGCTCCGGGACCTGCTCCTGCTCCGGGACCTGCT